TAAACTAACTCAACAAGAGTTAGATCAATTAAATAAAAGAAGTTAAGCTAACGCAACTTCAATTACGTCAACCAACACGAAAGGAACGTTATGGCAGAAGCCAACAACATAAAAGGTGCAGCTGAAAAAATTTCAGGACTATTGAATCCTAAACAGGAAGAACAAAAAACTGAAACTAAAACAGAAGAACCATCGGAAACACCTGAGAAACAGGAAGCTCCAGAAAGTCAACCAGAGTCTGAAGGAACTAAGGAGCAAGTAACTGAAAATACTGAGACAACAGAAGAAACACAAACAGAATTAGAGGAACCAGAACTCCACCGCTTAAAAGTACAAGGTCAAGAGTTAGAAGTTACCCTCGATGAGCTGAAAGCAGGTTATTCTAGAGACTCAGATTATAGACAAAAAACACATACTTTAGGGTTAGAAAAGAGAGATCTTGAAGCCCAAAAGAATAGTTTGCGTCAATCTTATGACACTCGATTATCAGAGTTAAATGACTTGATAGCAACTGCTGATGGATTTGTCAGACAACAGCAAGGTAGTAAAGATCTTGAAAAACTTTATGATGAGGACCCCACAGCTGCAGCCAAACTGGATTACCAGTTACGAGAACAAAGAAGGCAGATAGATGGAATGAAATATAAAGCTCAAGAAGAATATTCTAAACAATATGATGATTACCTAGCTACACAAAGAGAGTTAGCAGCACAAAAAATACCTGAGTATATCGATCCTAATAAATCTGATACATTCAAATCAAATTTACGTAAATCTTTACTTAATTATGGTTTTGATGATAAAGAAATTGGGACTCTTGCAGATCATAGATTTCTTATGGTTGCGAGAGATGCGATGAGTTATCAAAATTTGAAAGGAAAACAACCTCTTGTTCAAAAAAAGATAGCCAATGCACCAAAGGTTATAAAAGCAGGTATAGCTAAGTCAAATACAGGTTCTGGTAGAGAGCAAATAAGAAATAAGATTGGCAAGTTACGTAAGTCTGGGCATATTAAAGATGCACAGAATGCTATACTTGACATGATTAATC